CTGTTCTCCCTCTTTTATCTGCTGATCTACTTCGTAGGTAGCAGAAAAAGTGTCCGTTCCCGATTGTTCGATACTCCACACAATCACATCTGTAACTGTGGAGCTGGTCGGTATGTCGGTTCTAATGGTATCAACATTTAAGTCCTGCAATTCCTTTGTCAGATAACCGCTGATTGCCTGCGTCCTTGCTTCAATCGCTTCTTTACTGTTATTCCATGTGTAATAGGACTTCGCAAAGTTCTTCACGAAATTTTCTATCCCGTTGGTGTCCTGCAAGCGAAGCTCAATGATTTCTTTTTCATGGGTCGTGTGTTGGTCGATAGCGGTAAAGTTCTTATATACCCCAAAGCTCACGCTTGCGATAAGCACCACCCACAACGCAATCACGGTTTTCTTATGTGTGCCTACCTTGACAGTATGCACCTTTTTTTCTTTAGGTTCTTTGATAGTTTCTGTCTGTTTCTTATTCTTCTTAAACATATTTTTCAAGTCCTTTCTGTCCTTTCATAATAAAGTCTTACATTTACAAGTGCCTTTGTGATAAAATAGTTTGACAATAGAAAAGCCTGAAATGCTCTGCACTCCAAGCTGGTCAGCGTGACGATTCCACGTTCTGATTTATGACATTGCCACCTATGGTATTTATCCTGATATTGTCAGGCTTTTTTATGATTTTTGCTTTGTGGTTGTCATACTTTTTTATCAGCCATTCGTTGTGATAAATATTGTCACACTTTTTTATGAAAATGTCGTACTTTATTCTCATATTGTCAAACTTAATTATTTTTAGACACTTTCTATTGTTTTACTCGTCCTGCACCGATTAAGTGCTGTTGCCAGTAACTGCTACTTAAATCTGCATATCCTATCGGGTCGCCTGCATGATATATCTGGTTATTTCCTACATAAATTGCAACGTGCGTTACATAAGTACCAGCGTTATAGGTAGAATGGAAAAATACCAAGTCCCCAGCCTTTGCCTGCGAGAGTGGCAGATGTTGGGTAGCGTCATACTGTGCTTGTGCCGTTCTCGGTAAGGAGATACCAGCTTTTCCATAGCACCATTGCGTCAATCCCGAACAGTCAAAGGAAGTGTTGGGATTGCTACCGCCATACACATATTTCCAGCCTTGATATTTCAACGCTTCATTCATGACCTTTTGTGCCAGTTCTCCCGATACCTGCGGTACAGTTAAATACTGATTGACTAATTCCACATAGAACATATTTCCATAGCCATACCGCCAGCCCCCATTCTTTGCAACGGCTATCGGGTTGGTGTAGGTTACTTTCTTTCCACCCGATTTTTCACGGGCGAAGCTCTCTGCAAGGTTAAAGGTGTGTTTCTTTCCTTTTCCTGCCACATATCCCACATAACCACCGCCATAGTTATAGGACTGTATCGCTACATTCAAATCGTCGATACCTTGATTTTTGCAGGAAGAAAGCAGGGACGCAAAATACTTACACCCCTGCTTGATTGAGCTTTCCGTATCTAAGGAATTAGGCGGTAAACCAAGACTTTCCGAACTCTGCATAACATCTTCTGCCGTACCGCCACTTTCTACTTGAATGATAGCAAGTAACACATTGACATACTCGGAGATACCGTTTTCTCTGGCGTATTTTTCTACCATAGGCTGATGTTTCAAGACTTCTGCGGATAGGTTCATACCCGTAATGCCAGAAGAAAAATTGCTGTTCTCGTCGTCGCTGTCCGCACTTATCAGTACCCCGAAAAAAAGCACCAGAGAAAAGAGGATAGGAAACAGACTGCCAATGAGAGCGATATGTTTCAGTTTCATTTTTTCTTCTGTCCTTTCTTCGTTACAAGGTTACGGCTTTTCTCTGTGGTCTGCTGGTTCTTCTGAACGCTCTGCGTCTGCTGAACCTTTGTCCTGCGGTCTTTGGTATAGTTCTGGCGTGTTTCCTGCGATACCACTTTTTCTACATTCTGCCTATGTGCTGGCTGTGCAGACTGGGTCACTTGCTTATCAGAAGCACCCGAAGATAACGGACGCTCTTTCACAACATTTGTCTTGACTGGCTCACTTGCTTTTGAAGTCGGAGCTGTGGCAGGGCGTTTGACTTCCTGCATTTTTTCCGCACTCGATTTTGGAATAGTTGAAGCTGTGGCTGGTCGCTCATGGGGACGGGTAGCTCCCGTTGTCGCTGATCCGTCAGCCTTTCGCTGTGCCTGCCTTGCTTCTTGTGCTTTTTGAAGCTCCATACGCTTGTCAGAGATATTTTTCTTATGTTGTTCCTGCTTTTCCAAGCGTCCCGTCTGTCTGGACTGCTGTTCCTGCACCATGCCACGCTTAAAGTCAGACACGCTGGACTTTGCCTTTTCCTTTGCGGAATATACCGCATAAGCGGTCTGTGTCGGCATATCCTTGATATTTTCTTTGACAGCGTTTGCCTTGTCTTTCACTTTATTTTTCGTGTCTAAGACAGCACCCACCTTTGAGCCTGCACGTTGTCCCATGCTGGAAGTGGTATTGCCCCGATTTTCCTTAGAAGCCGTATTTTTTCTTTCCACTCGTTTGCCAGCAACGGCACTTCCAGCTACCGCACCAGCCACACCGCCCGAAATACCGCCAGCACTTCCCGCCCTTGCGATACGGTGCTCCATACGCCTAGCCCGATGTCGCATAAACAGATACGGTCTGCGGAAAATCCTACGTCCCATGCTTTGACTGTCGCCAGCGTTCAAAGAGAACATACTCATTAAGTCGCCCAGCTTCATATAGATACCAGCGAAGCATACTATCTGCAAGAATGCCACCATGAAAAACGGATAATCTGTGGAAATGTTATAAAACATACTGGAAATGCTGAACGCCACCGTTACAATGAGCGTTATTCCTGCCCGTGTCATTATGGTATTAAATACCCTTACGATTGCCTGCTTTGCCATGCTTTCATAGCTCGGTATCATGGAAAGTAGAAAGCTGATAGGCAAAAACATTGCAAAGATGATAAAAAGTATCTGGCTGAACAACATCATACCCGTAAGCAAGAATACAAATATCGTAATACCAAGATTAAAGAACAAGAGGAAGAACACCATACCTAAACGGTTTACCACCTGCGGTATCGTCAGATTGTTGTTGTCGTTGTCCTCGATTTCTGTTTTCACGACTTCCTCTCTGGTCTTTCCATCCTCGTCCTCTGGGCTTGCCGATACGAGAGCTTCGACACGGTCTGTCCCGATTTCCTCTGCGTTGCTGTTGCCAAATTGAAGCAAGAGCCACGGCTGTTCCACTTGAATAGAAAATAAGCTGTCCCGTATCAAGTCCACGCTGTCCTTGCCCTCGCTGTCAGAGTTAGGGAGCATGATTTTTGTTCCTAAGTCAAGTGAAGCGGTACTGATGTCTGATGAAAATTCATTTATCTTCTTGATGTAATCGGGAGCGTAGGCGATAAACGAAGCGGACAGAATGAACACCACCACAAAGTTGATAAGGGCGTGAAGTGCTTTGCTGGTTTCCCGTTTTATCAGTCCCGTATAGGCAACATACATTCCCACCACTAAGATAATGAGAAGCAGGAAACCAACATAGAAGCCCGTAGAAGAAAAGCCGTTCTCGGTAATGCCTGCAAGGGTCTGTATGCTTTTCCCGATACTGTCTGCCATATCGTTAATGAAGTCCAGTTTATAGGCTTCCTGCACCACATAGCCCGTGGCATTGCTTAAATAAAGGCTTATCGTCCAGACAAAATTGGTAATGCAATAAAGCCCGTACTGCACCGATTTCCCGATACCGTCCAGCCAGTTCCACGGCAACCACGACCAGCTATTATCGACGAAAAAATCAAGCTGGTAGTTGGAAAGGGGATATTTTGAATATAGATTTTCTGCGTTTATGGTATCGTCCACAAGCCCCGTCGCATGAGCCACCGTCCCCAAAAGTGAAAGCAGGATAAGGGAGAGTGCCACGACGAACAGAGCCATTTTGAAAAAGTGAAGTATCTTCTTTTTTGTGAACGCACCTTTTATCCTTTCTTTCATCACTGCACCTCATTTCTCACGGGCGGTCTGGTGTCAAAGGCGTGTAGCAATTCTTCAAAGACTGGGTGTATCTGCACCACACCAACACGCCCGTATAAGTCCTGCAATAAACACTGTCCGTTCTCCAAATCACGAAGCCGTTTCTGGTTGTTCTCGTCGTCCTTGTCGATACCGAAAAATTCTAGGGTCTGTTTTATCTCGTTGATGTCAGTAGAACGAAATGCAAACTTCAAACCGATATTGTTTTTCAGACTTTCCTTTGACACGTCATAGGCAGACTGGGTAACGAAATAAACGCCTGCCTGCATAGCTCGTCCAGCACGCACCAGCTTATTTGATAGGGTTTCGCCTTGTGCCACATTTAAGAACGCCCACGCTTCGTCCAAATCTACAATCTTAAAAATGCTTCTGTCCGAATGGATAAAATCAAGGGCAAAGGTACTAATCACAATCAGCATAGACACCGACAATAATTCAATGGTCGTGTATTCCTCAAAAGTGGTATCTTTATCTGGCAGTACAAGGTCTGCTACTTGAATGATATTGAGCTGGTTATCAAGGCTTATAGCATTTTCTACCGTCCCGTCTGAAAACAGCAGGTGTGCAAAGTCGTAGTCCGTGAAGCTGTCGATATGGTCTGCGATATTGTGTGAGATAGCGGTATCTTCTTTTCTCAATTCCTCAATAACGTGTAACAGTCCTCTATTTTCACTCTGGGTAACAGAACGCACCGCTTTTCGTAACACGGGGAATTTTTCGCCGTCCCTAGAGGAAATACCCGTAAGGAATGTTAAGATGTCGATTGCCAGACTTTCAGCGTCTTTCACATTCTTCATAATCACAAATGGGTCAAGAAGTCCTGCATTGTCCTTGTCGCTGGTAAGGTTTACGATATTGATTTCATGGGCTATCTCTGGGAGCGTTTCTTTCCAGTTGCCACGCTCACTTTTAGGGTCTAACAGAAGTGCTTGACCGCCAAACAGCACCGCATAATATACAAGTAGGTTGTTGCAGAATGACTTTCCACCGCCAAGACTTCCCACAAAAGCAGAAGCAAGGGCATTAGTAACTGTGCCTTTTACTCCCTGCGAAGCTAAAGACGGTTGCAGGTACACATTTCTTCCCGTATCAACGGAATAGCCCATATAGATACCCGTGTTTTCCCCTAACTGCTGGGTCGCTCCAAAACCAAGCCCAGCCAAGAAGTCTGATTTTACATACTGCACATAGTCATTGATATACCGCTTGCTGGCAGGTAAAAATTCCAAGTGAAGCCCCAGCATATCCCCAGCAGGACGCACCAGTTTTACATTAAGGTCGTCGTAAAAGTCCTTGACTTCATCACAACGGCGTTTCAGCTCGTCAAGATCGGGTGCAGACACCCGTATGACGTAGCTTAACTTATACATACTTTCCTTGCTCTGGTCGAGGTCGGTTTCCAGCTCGTCCACGCTGTCTAAAGCGTCTACCACATTTGAGCTGGTTTCACTTCCAGACTGGTAGGCGTGATTGTCCAAGTCTTTCAGCTCTTTCTTTTTGTTGCGGACAGTTGAGAGAGCTTTTCTGTTTCCGACGATTTCTACATTCATGGACGTATCAACGGGGAATGTGAATTGCTGTTGCTGGAAATAGAAGATTTCAGACGACGGAAAATCAAGCTCGCCTACAATCGCATGGACGGTAAAACAGGACACATAGCTTTCCTTGTCCTCATGTTCCAAGCGTAAATACCGCTGGCTTTCCTCAATCACACACCTTGTCGGACGGATAAGGTCGTAGTATTTTATCAATGTTTCCCTCTTGTAGTTCTTCTTTGGTAGCTGGTAGGCATAATCTTCATAGGCGATACCGTCCCTGCCGTAAAGATGTTCCATGAGATACCCAAAATCGTTGATTTCCAAGCGACGCACCTTAAAACGACGGGAGATTTTATTTTCCAGCAGTTTTTCCATTTTCATGTAACGGCTGATTTCATCATCTGGCATGGAAACAAAGTCGTTCATCAGCGTGTGGTTCACTTCATGGAGAAATTCTTTGAACGTCATAAGGGCAGATTTTTTCATGTTCTTTAAATTCAGCGGTTCGTCAGTCAGCATGAGCTTAAAACCAAGAAAAAAGCGATAGTCCACTTGATTGTCCCCAATCATGGATACTAACGCTTCTGTCTGTTCGTCTATTTTCTGGACTGCCACCTCACGAAGTTTCCCCGTTACCAGTTTCTTTGACTGCTCCTGCATACTGCGGATTGAGCTTTCCGTCGCTATCTGCAACGCATGAATTTTACCCTCACGGGACTGTGCAATGAGCTGTCGAAAGCTGTCATGCACGATAAATTTCTGCTCTGCGGATAGGAACGAATAGTTATACGGTATCAGCTCATAGTAGGCGAATACCTCATTGTCCTTGTTCCAGACAAGGTTATTGTCGATATATTTAATCGGGAACATAGCTCACACTCCTTACTGCCGTGATTGTTTCATTCAAGGTCTGCTTATGCAGTTTTACGGCTTTTCCTGCATAAGTGATTTTAGGTCGCAAGGCATAGGTTATCTGTGATTTCAAAAAGCTGTACGGCTTCTTTCCGTCAAAAGTTTTCTGCGACATAAACCAAGTGAGGGCAACGGGAACACCAAAATATTTGAGAAACGCTCCCTCAATCATGGAAAGTGGCGGTATATCGCCAAACAATATGATGATAAATTCTGTTATCACGAACCATGTAATCTGGGTAAAGGTTACGGGAAAGGGCAGGTTGACATCATTGATTGCGTACAGTACCTTTTCCACATTCCAGATACCCGTATAAGATTTAATCTTTTTCAAGTTCTTTCAGCTCCTTTCGTAAGTTTCTAAATGGAAAAGGACAGCCATTTTCAGACTGTCCCAGATAAAAAAGCTGTCAGTAGCAACCATGCTTGTTGCTGATCTGCCAGCCCTAATATGGTATCTCACATATCCCTCGGCTTGTTTCAATAAAGCAACCGCCCATATCCAAATCTCGCCCGTAGGCTTCATAATCAATATAATTTCTTAGACTGTCGGGAATATCGCCAAGTGCCTGCAATTCGTCTATGTAATAGTAAGCAACGTCTGTCATGGTTTCACAATCGGGATAATAATAAATATCGTCCTTGTGTTCCACGACTTCTTCCAGCGTCCCATAGTGGCTGATAAATTCGTCCAGACAGTCAACAATATAGTCGGGAAGTTCCTCTATCATTTCATACATCTCATTGAGTTCTCCAATGGAAACATATTCGCCAATCGCAATCGGGAAGTTGTCGGTATCATGGATTGCGTATTCCTCATACTGTTCATTCAAGCCGATTTTTTCTTTCACATCTTCTTCGTCAATGGGAAAGGTGAACCAAGCCCCCACTAAATAGCCCTCATTATATTTGCCAAGATTAGCAATATAAACCGCCATATCATCAATCATAAGCACCACCTCATTTCCTACTCTGGCAGTTCAAAGATACCGTGTTCTGTTACTAAAAATTTCCCGTGTTCCTGCAAGTGAGAAGCATAGGCTTCAAAGTCAAAGTAATATTCTTGACAGTCCTCTGATAAATGTTTGAACGTCGGGTCATTCATCAGCTTTTGCCTTGCAACATCAATCACGCTTTTGCAGTTGGGATAGGAGATAATCGTATTTCTGTAAATATAAAGATTTGCCATAGTTTCATAGTAGGCAAGGAACGCTTTATATTCTTCCCGTATGCCATCGGGCAACCGCTGATACATTTCGTATAGGTCGTTTAATTCTGCAACCGTGGTGTCCTCACGCACTTCATCAGCAAACGGTAGCTCCTTATCTGTTATGTAGTAGTCGTCTGTTTCATCTATTCCCAGCACTTCCTCAAACAGTGCGGTATCAATCGGCAGGGTAAACCAGCCTGCTCTGATTTCTCCGTTTATCGGTTCTTTCGTTTCCACCTGTACCCTTGCTTCCTGCATTGTTCCTCACATCCTTTCTGTTGTTTCATCACATCTTTTAAAGTCTGGTACGATACGCCAAACATATAGCGTGAAAATTCTTCCAGTTGTATTTCCTCATAGTCGGCAGGGTTCAGCCGTTTCATTTCATGCCACACCTTACGCTTGTAAGAGGTCATGTCAGAAATGTATTCACAGCCGACGTTTGCCTGCATATCCTTAAAAATATCGTTCATTTCATCACTCCAATCAGATTTTTAGGTATGAAAAAAGCAGTCAATCCTAAGACTAACTGCTTTGTGTGTATGGATATGAAATTGTAAAACTGAGATTTATTTCAGCAAATATTTTTCAAAAGCTTTATGATTATCCAAGTGAACATCCTTAAAAAACAAAAACAGCCAAACAATATAGGCAAGAATGGCCATATATGGTGTTACAAAATAAGCTAATATTGCCCCAATTAGCATTATAACAGACCAAATAAAACATTGGTTTCTAATATCGCGCGAAATATGAACCTTATCATATAGAGCTTGTTCCTCTTTAGATAGAGAATTGAATCCTGAAACAAATTTTGCTGCTTTATCTTTAAATATTGCAAATAGAATTCCTATAATTCCAAAAGGAATAACCAAAATGCCACATGCCCAAAATCCTACTATGTTCATATTATGATTCCCCTTTACAACTTCCAATTTTTCGCTTTCTTCATATCCACATTATATCATTCGTATATCAGCACTACAATAAAATTTTATGCACCGATAATCTTATTGAACAGCTCTAACAGTACATCTTTCACACCGCCAGCATTGAATACCAAACCGACAGCAATCAAGGCAACTACCAAGAAGCCAATGAGCTTTGAAAACTCACGTTTAAACCCTAAGTAGATACCGATAACCACGATTGCCATAAGCACCAAGCTCTGTGCGTTGCTTAAAAACCAAGTATATAAATTCTGTCCAAAATTCATTTAATTGTCCTCTCTTTCTTCGATTGTTTTTATATGTCTGTCAGCTTCTCTGCCAACAGTCAAAATGCACATCAAGGCTACACCGATATCCATTCCCATAGATACCAGCAGTATATCTTTTATAAGTTCCATGTTTTATCACTCCTCATTTTCAATCAATTCTTTTGCAGGTGTCGTCTGTTGTTTGATTATCATTCTGTGTTTTTCCGTGAGCTTTGCCTGCTGTTCGATTATCTTCAGATATTCCGTTCCGTTTCCATAATCAATCCGTTTTAACATTTTCAATGTCGGTGCTACCTGCCGTTGTACCCAACGCAATGTACGGTCTAACGTGTAAGGCTCTGGCTTTGTCGTCAGTTTCAAACTCTGTCTGTTATCGCCAATAAACCAAGCCCAGCGGTCATTGAGCTTCCAGTCATTTTTCCGCTTGTCGGGTTCTTCATCAACAAACCGCACATACTGGTTGATGATAGAAAAGGCGGTCTGTTCAGCGTCGTAATATGTCAGCAGGTCTTTTACCGCATAGTAGGCACGTTCATTTCTAAGCCGTATCTCAAAACGGTTGATGATTTCCGCTTCTTCAAGAGGTGTTCTCAGCTTGACGTACTGCTCATAGTCCTTTTCATAAATACAGAAATACACATCTGATTTCAGCGACCCAAGATAAAGGGTACGTCCCATATATTCTCTGTCGTCCTCTCTGTGCTTGATAAGCTCGCCCGACTGGTAAAACTTATAACTTCTGGACTTTCCGATATATTCCCGTTTCCTGCATTTTTCCGCAAGCTCTGGAATATCCAAAATGCCCGTATGGTCGTTGATAGCAAGGTCGATACGCTTCATCACACCGCCCTCTATGAGTGCGTCCATAAGGAAGTCATACCAGCTTCTTGTTGCCAAAAATGTGGTGTCGGCTATGACGGCCGGAGCAACCGGATTCATTGCCTTTGGTGCAGCTGTCCTGATTGCGGCAGCGGGGATTGCTATATTATCACTGGCGGCTGTTAATCTGGCGAATGCGGGACCACTTGCTATAGGATGTATGATTGGCATGGTAGCGGCTATTGCAGGGCTTGCAGTAGGAGCAGCAGCACTTGGACCAGCATTGACAGTAGGAGCAGTAGGATTTATCGCATTCGGAGCTGCCATTATACTAGTTGCAAGCGGAGCGTTGATTGCAAGTGGAGCATTGGCTGTTGTGGCTGGTATTCTTCCAACGATTGTACAGTACGGAATCCAGGGAGCAGGATGTATTACCGCACTGGGTGCCGGTATGATTGTGTTTGGCGCGGGAGCAGCTGTCGCAGGGGCAGGATGTATTGTTTTGGGGGCAGGACTTACAGTAGTAGGTGCGGGTCTCGCAGTGGTTGGAGCAGGTGTATTGGTAGTATCAGCCGGAGTATTGATACTGGCAGCAGGTGCACTTGCACTTGGCGCAGGACTTACGGTAGCCGGAGCAGGATTAACTTTGATTGGCGTAGCATTCCCAATGGTATCAGCGGGTGCTGTGAGCACATTAGGCGCATTAACGGCACTACTTGGAGTGGTTGTAGGTCTTGCAGCCGGAATGGGCGCATCAGCTGTTGTGGTGGTAGCATTTGGAGCTGCTATGGCTGGTGGCGCAGCTGGCACGCTTGCGATGGTGGTAGCATTAAAGTCTGTTAATTCAAGTATGAAATCAATTGCCGGCAATGCCAAAAGCGCTCAAAGCTCGCTCACAGGTATGCGTGCCAGTGTAAATGTGGTAAATTCCGGACTGGATGCGTTGGGAAGCAGAGCGAAGTCAGCAGTTAATACGCTGGTAAAACAATTTTCAAACGCAGAAGGAAAAGCAAGGAGCTCCGGGAATGCTGTTGGAAACAACTTCAATAACGGGGTTCGTAGTGGCATGAGCCGAGCGGTATCTACGGCAAGAACTATGTCTGCATCCACGGTAGTGGCAATGCGATCAGCCGGATCTGGTTCATACAGTTGTGGTGTATATATAGGGGCAGGTCTTGCAAATGGTATGGCGAGTCAGGTTGGACGTGTAAGATCTGTCGCAGCGCAGTTGGCAGCTGCAGCAGAGGCGGCAATCCGGGCGAAGGCACAGATCCATAGTCCGTCAAGGGTGTCTGACAAATTAGGTAGTTATTTTGGCATTGGATGGGTTAATGCAATATTAGGAAAAGTTAAACTCGCAAGAAAAGCTGCAGCACAGCTGGTTCAAATACCAGAGCTGGCAACAATACCGGATATTGGCATGAATATTCGAACAAGTATCGATGATTTGAATGATGATTATGAATACACCAGAAATGAAACTTATACCATTTACATCCCTGTCGAAGTAGATGGCCGGCAGGTGGCAAAGGCAACGGCGAAATACACCAAAGAAGAAATTGAACAGCAGCAGAAAAGAGATCTAAGAAAGAAAGGCATGAGATAAGGAGGGCAGATATGTATAAATTTGTAGACACTACAGAGAGACAGGAAGAGCAGATACTGCCCTCCGAAGCTCTAAATTTTAACGGAGTCTATTTTGAAAATGTAATCCCCGGATATCGGACACTATATGTGTCCGGCCGGGAGATGATCGAAACAGAAATTACAGATTTGGATACGGAGATTATGGATGGATCCAGATATCGAAGAAAACGATATAAGCCGAGAACGATTACTGTCGGGTATCAGCTGATCGCTAAGAGTAATGCGGAATTCCGGAATGCTTATAACAAATTGAATTCATTACTTGATGTGGCAGAAGCGAAGCTGATCTTCTTGGACGAACCGGATAAGTATTATGTTGGAACGAAGGTGAATGCCGGCGATGTGCCGCATGGCAGGAATGCGATCACTGCAGAAATTGAGTTCTATTGCTCAGATCCATTTAAATATTCCGTAGAAGAGTACGATGTTATACCGACTGCAGATGACGGAACAACATTTGTTGTTGATTACAAGGGAACTTATAAAGCGCACCCGGTATTCGAAGCGCAAATCAAATCAGACTGTGGATTTATTTCCTACATTACAGAGAACCAGAATATCTTACAGATCGGAGATGTGGAAGAGGTTGACGAAGAACTAAAACAGACATCAGTTACGGCTATAGATTACAATTTTGCAGATTATAAAGAGAGTGACTGGATCCAGAATGATGCAGTTCATGTGGATTCTAAAAATAGTTGGAATCAAGCAGGAACATTGAAAAAGGCAAAATGGGTATCACTACAGAATGACCAGGACGTACATGATATCTTAGGCGTTGCGGATTATGGAGAGGGAACAGGCTGGCATGGCCCGAGTATTACAATGAAAGTGCCGGCAGACGCATCTGGAAACCAGCCAAAGAATTTCTGTCTGCAGTTCAGTCCATGTGTTGTAGGAATCACACAGGAATATGGAGATTTCGAAGTAGTTATAACCGGAAAGGATTCTTCAGGAAATCGGATAAATATTGCCGGGATTGCACTGTGGAGCCTGGATGCAAAGCCAGGGGTGTATTACGGATTTTACATCAGAGGAAAAGAAAGAGGACCAAGTATTAATGCAAGGCTAGGATCTTATGGGACTCTGTTTAGTACGTATAGCATTCAAAAGTTCGGCAATAAAATTACTTTTTCCGGAAGCCATACAGGAAGCCGAACATATACGGATGACTCGATCACGGATATAAAGGCAGTCGAGATAAGTGTCATATTTGCTAAATTCAGCTCGAAGATGAATTTCAGCCGGAATGGCATAGAATGGATTAAATTTATTAGCCATAATGCGGATGCATGGGTGGACGTACCGAACAAATTCATAAAAGGTGATACAGTTACTGCAGACTGTTCATCCGGAAAGATAACCTGTAATGGAATCGCCATGCCGGAGCTTGGTGTACTGGGAAATGAATGGGAACAGTTCTATCTGAAGAATGGAATCAACCAGATTAAGTGTATACGGTCTGAATGGGCAGAAAATCCGGATTACAAATTGAAATACAGAGAGGTATTTTTATGATCATATATTTTGCAGACAGACAAATGAACATTCTGGAGACGGCAAACACAGCATTGCCGGACGGAATAAAAATCACGAATGATTTAAAAACAGAAGATGTAAATGACGGGGTTGCGGTATTTGAATGTGATCTTTCATATGACGCAGAAAGCCGGCTGAAGATAGAATCCTGTACGAGTGCGGGAAATTACATATTGCGACAAATATCTGGAGTGGATGGCGTGATAGACCGTGCAGAGTATTATACGATCATAACCTCAGAATCCAATCCAATGAGCCAGACAGTACACATTTATGCGGAAGATGCGGGGCTGGATCTGCTGAATGAGATAGTGGGAGCATACGAGGCAGACAAAGCTTATAATGCTGCGTATTACATCAACAAATTTGCGGATGACTCCGGATTTGAAATCGGTGTTAATGAGAT